CGGTAATATACGTCACTAAGGTTCCTAGATCGTAAGCAAATCAGGTCCGAGCGAGCTAAGCTCAGTAAGCCAAAGAAGTTTTCGAGGGTCGTATTTGGGAGGAACACGCCGGACCCCTAGCTCTGGTTAAGCCGTACTCCGTACGTGCTAGCCCCTAGTGGTAACTAGAGACAGACTCAAACCTATGGTAGGGAGGGTTACCCCTAACTACCTAAGGCCCGAGTCCCACCTATACCTTGGTGATCATCAGATCGTCCAATGGAGCCTCAATCCCAGGTCGGTACTTACGTACCGACTTAAGGATCCAGGTCATACGCCTACGGGATCTACGTTCCTTCAATTCAGAAGTGAACGAAACATCCCAAAGGGTACGTCCTGAGGCACGGTTTACCACCGTAAGGAAATCTCGGGAAGACCCACGGTAGTCTTCTATAAATCTAGCCCGGATCCTGCTCAACCAGAACAGGTACCGAGTATAGAAGTTAGAAGCTACCGGGTAGTTGACGGTCTCGACGTATGCTCGTAAGGCATACACGAACAACCGTCTGGCTGATTTAGCGGTAACGCTGATCAGCCACCAGCCTAATGGCGTCATCCACAAGATGATCCACATGGCTATCCCTCTTGGGACCCTCCGTGATAAAACACGGTTTAGGTCCGGAACCACTGTTTCCAGTGGTTTCTTCCAGTTTACTGGAAGGAGAGCAGCCAGGTGACTCGTGAAAGCAAGGTCTTCTAGGTACTTGTACAACCCGATCTCCTGAGTTGGACGTTGATGACGGGTTCTCACCCATTCGTCAAGTCCTTCAACAGTGAGAGAAGGGAGTGCTTGTACCAAAGAAATACCTTGCCACAACGGGAATCCTGACTGAACCAACATAGCAAAAACTATGCTCATCTGGTTCTGGAGATCCCAAATCGGTACGGTATACCGAGGTGGGACCCGGAGCAAGAAAGCAACGGTTCTAGCTATAGCTATAGGGAAAAGGGAATGGCCTCTTCGATGCACGTGTGCAAAGAGTGTGGCAGAATCTCCTGGACTCTTGAAGGCCTGATAAATCAGGCCTATGGGAATACCAGAAAGATCCCCATTAGGACCCAAGAGTCTTTTACAGAACTCAAAGGTCCCAATGCTCGACACCAGTGATTTACTCATTGATATCGACACTCCCCAACCGGTCACTACGGCTAGGTAACGTTGGGCAACGGCGTCGTTTAAAATAACAACGTCGTCCCCAACAATACCATATTCCCCGAACCATCCCTGGATACCTTCTAAGTGAGCGCAGTACTGGACAATTGCATGGTGTGCAAGTGCCAGCATGGCCCAGGAAGAGTAGGCACCCATAGGTTGCCCTACGGCATACTGTCGGTCCTCTCGATGATCAGTTCTTCCGCCTAGGCGGTCGAACTCGCTCCATCTATCCTCCCAATTACGGAAGGTTAGTAGAGCACGCCAGAAGACACTAAACGACCCATCAAAGAGTCGTGTTAGCATAAGCTGGTAGATATCAACGGGAATCCGATCAGTCGCTGAGGACAGATCGTAGGAGTAGGCGGTAAACGCTGAATCCTTGCCACGCGCCTGAATAAGACCTTCTCC